GTCCGTTTTCATTTTGGAGAGTTAGACCAGGACAGGCCATTGGCCTGTTCGGGTCTTCTCCAATGATATGCTTTTAATTACGCAGAACGGAAACCACTATCTAAAAAGGCCACACTGATGTGGCCTTCGCAACTACATAACCTCTATCCTGTTTCGATACGTTTTGAATTGTATCGATTTTCACACGCACTTTTTCTCTTTTGGAGAGCGTGATGTGAATACGGTTCTGGGTTTCTTGCCTACGATCAATATGTTTTAGCACTGCCCAATATTCAATAGGGGCAGATGTATAACACGTTGATCCACGGTTCGATATTAACTTTTGGTAATTAATCGTTCCATGTTCATCATAGACAATGGGACAGAAAGAAGCTTTGCTGAAGAAGCAAGCTAACCTCTTAATATCGCCAAAGAATTTTAAACCAGAATCGTCAGGATCCTCGTCGCGAACCACGTGAAGTGGGACGTTCAGAGAGACTAACTCATCTACTACCGCTTGCAGAACATTCGCAAAGTAATAGCAGTAGGCGGATCCTACAGCCGGAATGGCTGTATTTAAAAATCCGTTCCACACACTATACAGGAATGCCTGTAGGTTGGATTTGGTGAGAGAGCGAGGGCCCTTATAGAAATAAGGACGTACATTGCGACCCTGATAGTAATCAGCGCCACAAGACTCCCGAAATTTGGTGTTCTTGTCAGTGAAGGACTTCTCTTTATTCAAGATGAAGCCCACTGACTCACACAGCTGCATAAATATCTCAGCAGCTTCTGTTGGTACAATACAATCGTCGCCGAACACGCTTATTGTTGAAGCTTTAAATTCATTCCATTCCGGAATGAGGCTCCTATCTTTACGTGTCAGTTCGTCGACTGCGGAATGTGCCAAACAAGCAAATATCAGGGTTTCAAGCGGAAATGTCATGGCATTTCCCATCGAGCTAAACAAATTGCCCGATGGTATCGAAACGCCGTTAACAATTAACTCGCGAGCTCTTAATCTATCGAGCACCGCGAACCAATCAGGAGGTAACAAATATTTTACTAAATGTCTTCCCACAGTATCACTCGCTGACGACCAATCAATGGTTGCCAAATTACGAGAGACAGATGCCGTAAAGGCCATCTGTTTGTGTTTTTCCTGTTGATGCTCTATGTCGATACCAAAGTAATCGAAAAGTCGTTCACTCATCAGATCCATAACACCCTGTTGTAAAAACATGGGTATGGTTTCCTCAGGTTTAATAAACCTATCAATAGTACTGTTCTTTGGTACTGTTGTAGCTGGGGAGCCATCGACGATAAACCTAGGTATGATTGCACCCATCGCGGATAATTTCGCTTCGGGATTTTCGTATTGATAATTCTCTACGAGATTTGTGTCATACAAACAATACAGCACCCACAAGGGATACGCCTGCGGAGTGCACGTCAACGAATCGCCCTTCATCTTTGCAGATGGAGAACAATTGCTATACGCACAGCCTACAGTAGTTCCTGTACTATGCTTAGCCTTATCAAAAACATCGATAAGGGATAGCTGCCCTAAAGCAGCATGCATGTACTCCCGAGCTCTCAAGAGAGCTCGATCCAGGTAGGTTTTGTTCAGCTTTTCGCCGTGTACGCTGCCCCTAAAAACATCAGGGCAAGGCAACTTTGTGTCACTGAAAGAGTTGATATGGGCATGGACGCCCATGAACTTTGCAAAAGCAGCGTCTCTTCGTATAGAAGATAAACTGCTATCAAAGTCCAACATCTTTTTATGGAAGCCGGATCGTTGAGATTCAACAAAGAATTCCCAACTTTCTGGATCAACTCTAGAAGTATTGTATTCATCGTTAGATAGATCCTGTAAAAGTGCCACTTTTATTTTTTCGGTTAAAGTGGTGTAGTTAAAGAGCGTCTGGCTCTCTTTTGGCTTCTTCTGTTTTTTAGCCATTTGGGTTTCCTCATGGTTAAGGGTATGGAGTGATTTAGGTAAGGACTAGCGCCTTATGCGTCGGAACAAAATCCGCATCAAAAAGCATTTGTGCACCTACATCAATCAACTCCTGTATTTCGGCATCTGTAAACTCAATGTCGTATGACAGGGCTACTTTAACAGTAGCTGTCGCTATCTTACCATTAGTTAAAACTTTTGGTTTATAATACGTCATGGAAGATCGAGCATTACTATATCCGTTCACTGATCCAGCAGACGGCTTCGGACGATTGACCTTTACGGCAATTGAACGAGCTGTCCGTTTGTCTGTATCAGCAGGGACATATAAGTTAAAAGAGTCAGAGCCTGGATACGATTGACCTGCGAAAGTAAGGTCAGATCCCCCAGTCGGAGCTAAAGTAGCGCCAGTTTTTACAACAGCTGTAGACAATGACATGATGTCACCTTTCAGTTAGAGGACGACAATCTCACCGTTTTATATTTAGTAGCTTAGAAAGTACTAAAGAAGTGAGTTGGAGCGTCCGGTTTGAGGATGAAATTAACCCGGTTGCGTTAAACGCAGAGGATAATCCCGGTATTGAAGGAAACCAGGCAGAGCGTGTCTTATGAACCCTATGATAGGTGCTCATAGAACCGCCATCGAAGGTGTAGACATTATTGCTAGCGTCTACCCACGTGCCTGGAAGGGCTTGGTACGAAGTTGTTGTTCTTAACAACGTACTAGTCGTGCCTCCTTCTATCACAACATTTGGATCACTAAATGCCATCACTGCCTTTAGGTATAGGTTTACATCAAGTAAACGGTCTACCATGAAGCTGAGCGGTATAATATTCCAAAGCCCGACAGGTAAGTCTTTCAGTCTCAATCCTAATTTATTCGAAAGAGAATTAGCGTCTACAGTATGTTTCAACTTGTAAAACACCTCAGCCCTTTCAACTAAATCAGCATTTTTAGCGCAAGCAAAAGGATCGTATAGCCCGATTCTGGATTCGTACGAATCGAACAAACGCTGGGTTTTAACACCAGCAGCTCGTAAACGTACATTTTTCTCCAGTTTAGGTAGACTAACGTGACCTGCAGCAACGGCATCTTGTATCGACTTTAAAATCGGGGCTAACCCAAATTCCTCGGACAGGTACAGATTATTCATTGCACGCAGCTCGTCTCCTGGCTTTCGACTTTCCATCCAGTTTTTCCACCATAAGTAGTTCTTGTCTCTGCGTTTTAAGCCCTTTACGGGTAGCAGTAGATCATGTACTCGCTTTTTGGTGAGGATGGAATTTAATTGGTCGAGAGGCTTGCGTAGAAACATCACGTTTTCGCGCATGGAAAGAACATCTTCCATAAAGTGAAACTTGCTATCCGCAATGTTTGAGATCGCTTCCAATTTGGCCAACTCCATTTTCGACGAAAAATCAGTCTCACTAAAGAGATCTCGATCTTCGTCATAACCCCTGGCAACACCCTCAGTACGTGAAGTATTTGTACGTCTGAATGTTTCAGGTGGAGATTGTACTTGAACGGTATACCACCACCCATCCCTATTGTAATCTTTTCATAGGTTGCGTTATATGGGCCAATAATTAACTCACCGCTTTTCATCCTTTTCTTAAAATTAGGATGGACTACGTCTGAACGAACAAATGATTCGCCTTGCGGTAGATCATACATATACTGGGTTCCCCCTGGGGTATCTGTATAATACATACCATATGACAACATGTTGTCGTTTGATATAGTTCGACTAAAATCGGGTTTTAACATTGGATACCTCCAAGTAAGTTGGTTGAAAGCAAATGATACATCAGAAGACATATCACTCTTGACTTAAATGTCAAGACCAGAGGTCCCGCGAGGGGCC